AGAAGCAGAAGTAAGAACCACTACTATGGGTAGTGGTCATAAGGGGACTGGACTAAGTATGGGTGTTACCCAAGGTACTTGGGTTGAAGGTATTTGGGATGATCCAGACAATAAAACTGGTCCTATTATTCTTGGTATTAAAGCGAATAAATCTACAACTGCTCTAGTTAAAGAGCAACCAGATAATAACGGTTTTAAGCAACTTAGTGGTTTTACTAATGAGGATTTAGTTCCTACAGATAGTATTCCAGCATCACAAGGGCAACCAATTGAGTCTAATGTGAATCCTAACCTTCTTGCTGCTGGTGATACCAATATGCATAAGGAAGCAACCATTGGATTGGCACAACCCAGCGAATGTGAAAAGATTCCTATGGGTGAGATGCAGAAAGCGATCCAAGGGATGCAACAGGATATTGAGAGAGCACAAGATCAACTTAAAAAATGGGAGAATACCACTACAGGATGGATTGAAGAGAAGCAAGAGTATATTCAAACCAAACAGGATATTGCTGCAAACTTTGTCTCCAGAGGTATGAAATGGATGATGAAGGAACAGCGTAAAAATTTGATGGAGACTATTAATAAAGAGTCTAAAGCGTTATATCATGATGTGAATCCATTGGATCGAGATAAAGTTAAAGCTGCAAAGGACACCACATTAGAACTACTTTCTTGCGTGTACAGTAATATTAGCAAGAATTTGTTTAATATGGTTGGTGACTTTTTGGGCAAGATCATGGATAAGTATATTAATGTTCCCATGTGTGCCATTGAAAATTTTGTGGGTGGTTTAGTTGGTAACCTTTTAGGAACCATTGGCAATATGGTTGATAGTATAATGGGAAGACTTGCTAGTATGCTTGGTAGTTCATTTAATATCGCTGATTCAATTCTAGGTCTTGTTGATCAACTTGTAGGGTTCTTTAGTTGTGACGATGCTCAAGAATGTCCAGAAGCAAATGAGTGGAGTATATTTGATGGTGGTCAACCAGCAGCAACATTTAATGTTGATAATATTTTAAATCAAGCAAAGAATGTTACCTCACAAGCATCTGGCATAATGGCTGACTTTGATACTTTGAAGAACTTCTCTATGGATGATGTAGTTCGTGCTGGAGTTAGTGCTGCTAATCAGTGTAATGTTGGTCCTTTATTCTGTGGTCCTCCTACAGTAGAATTTTGGGGTGGTGGACTTAAACCAGGATCATCTAATCATGCTAGAGGTAATGCAATTGTTAGTGCAGCAGGAGATATTCTCGGAGTAGATATTATTGCTAGTGGATTGGGATATAGAAAACAACCATTTGTCACTATTAAAGATAATTGTGGTAAGGGTAAAGGAGTAACTGCAAGAGCAAATATACAACTAGATGGAGGTATAGATCCTCAGACAGGCAATCCAACATATGGTGTTGGATCAGTTACTATTCCAGAAGAAGGTTTTGGTTATCCTAATAAACCAAATGGTGATATGGGTGGTGATGGTAGAACATGGGCAGATAAGAATCAGACTGTTGTTAAGAGAGCAGATGGTAAGTGGGAACGATTTGATAAAGATGAAGAGATACCTAATATAGACACTACAACTCCTAATGTTGATGGTGGAACAGGTGATCAGATTTTAAAACCAGAAGATAGGAATATTGTTGGTGTAGATGATTCTCTAATTGGACCAGGTGGAACTATTACCCCAACTATGTTAGGGGGTGGAACTGGTGGAACTGGTGCTCCAGCAGGAGGAGGTGGTTCTCTTAGTGGTATTGGTGAGGATGGAGATCAACCACAAGCAGATAGGATTGCTCGTAGAAAGGGAGTTACTCCAATTCCAGGAACTGGACCTAATGGTGAGACTGACTTTAACGCATTCCCTAACTTAAGTGTTGGTAGTTATCCTGTAGTTTTATATCTTTGTGGTTTAGAGATAGAAAATTCTGGTTTAAATTATATGTCTACGGATGAGATTGTAATCTCACCAAATGAGGCAGGTGCAGAAGTAAGACCAACATTTGGTCCTTGGGGTGTTTTAAGGAAGGTCGAGATTATTAATGGTGGTAGTGGATGGACTGAAAGACCTAAGATCTACATTAGATCTCAAACAGGATATAATGCAGTTATAGTTCCACGTTTTTGTATACAAAGAGTTGGTGATGATACTGAAGGGGATATTCCTCCAGGTACTCCAACTGTTAGTGTTGTTGATTGTGTTGGTAATGTAAATAGAGGTGAGGTAGATCCTTCTACTGGTTATCGAATAATAGAGAGTAAGTAATGTCAAAAATAGCAGTTCATAACCCAGTTAAACTGAGTGATAGTTACGGACATTTAAAGTTCGGTCATATTAATCCTAATAATGCATTAGCAGGTGTTCTTATTCGGAATGGACATCCAGGACAAGAATCTGAACATTATATGATGTTTATGTCAACAGGTGCTCAGAAGGGTGGTACTATTAATAGATGTCCAGGTGTTTATCAAATACATTGTGGTGAAAGACCTGTAACTGATATTGGTTTTATGTTGAATGTTGCTGAGGGTGATATTGTTCTTAGAGCAAATCGTGGTAGAATAAGAATGGAGGCAGAGAATGTAGATGTTCATGCCAACCAAGGTGTGATTAATCTAGATTCAAACGAGAAGATTAACATGAAGTCAAAGACCATTGAAGTTAATGGTGACTCTGTTGTTAAGTTCTTTTCATCAGGACTTTGTGAGATTATTGGACAGAATACACTAAACTTCTTTGGTGGTTTAGTTGATTGTGTTGATGGTGCTACCACAGGATTACCATGTAAAGGTGAATCTAAATTTGAGGATCAACAAAGAGAGGTTTAATGAAGTTTCCAGACGTAGAAATTAGGAAGACATTATTTGTCGGTGAAGGTAATGCAACTGTACCTTTAGGATTGGGTAAAGCCCAGATTAGAGGTGGTGCATATGTTGAAGCACCTATGATGGTTGGTGCTCCTATTTTTGGATTTTCAGAAGCAACTTTGATGGTTGCTAATACTTTTAATCCAGATTCGTTAATGCCACCTATCTCATTAAAGGTTAAGGGTGATAATATAATGGAGGGCAATGGCAGAATGTCAAATGTCCTTAAGATCTCTGGACCACAGACTGATCTATTATATGTTGATGGGGATGCCTTCTTTACTGGTGCAGTAGATTGTGGTAATAAAGGTAAACTTGCTTCGAGATTCTCTGCTGCTGATGGTAAACCAAAACCTTTTGATATACAACATCCTACTAAAGGCAAGGGTCATAGACTTAGATATGCTTGTATTGAGGGACCAGAGGTAGGAGTATATTATAGAGGTAGACTAAAGGACTCTGATAGAATTGATTTACCATATTATTGGAAGGATTTGGTTGCAGAAGAGAGTATTACCGTACAGTTGCAACCAATTGGAAGTAGACATTTTCATTTAAATGTCATAGAATTCACAAATGAGTACATAATTGTGGGTGAGGCAGATGACAAACCGATAGATTGCTTCTATCATGTCTACGGAGAAAGAAAAGACATTAATCCATTGATCACAGAATATGAGGGTAATAGTTGGGAAGATTATCCAGATCCAAACTATGATCCTAATAAGGTTGATTCTGATGAAAGGGTGTATAATGATCCTAGATTCTCTGGTCCTCCCAATACCAACACAAAATGAGAACACAAAATAAAGAGAACTATTACTACATCTTTTGGGTTGTAGCAATGGTTGCTTTTATAGTACCTCAAGTCTTTACTGCTATTGCATATTGGAGACTTGCTGATATTCTCACTAACCCTATACGAGTAGAGCATGTAAATGAGTGAAACAACTTTAGTATTAGTAAGTGGTGGATTTGACCCCTTACATAGTGGACACATTGCATTTTTTAAAGCAGCAAAAGAACTAGGAACTCTAGGAGTTGCTGTCAATTCTGATGATTGGTTAATCAGGAAGAAAGGAAAATATTTTATGAATGTGGCAGAGAGGATGTCTATAATTAAAGAGTTGAAGTGTGTTGATGTTGCTATTGAATTTAGTGATAAAGATGATACTGCTAATGATGCTATTAAAATGGCATTAGAGGTATACAATAAGGTAATATTTTGTAATGGTGGTGATAGGAATAAAAGTAATATACCAGAGATGGCAAAATGGAAGGATGATCCTAGAGTAGAATTTAAATTTGGTGTTGGTGGTGATGATAAAAAGAACAGTAGTTCATGGATTTTGAATAGGTGGAATGAAGAAGATAATATACACTGAAGAAAACTTTATAAGTCCAGAAGAGTGTAAAGAACTTATTGAGTTATCTAAGGCAAATCCAGACGAGATGCCTTATGGTGATGAGAGTAGAGGTGGCAATACATATCTAACAACTCTTGATGGAATATACTTTGAATCTCAAAAGAATAATGCTGTTGATAAGGTAACGGATGTATGTAAGACGTTTGATAATAGAGTACTTATAGATTATGCAGGTGTAGTGAGATGGCCTTCTGGTACTTTTATGAAACCTCATATTGATCCACATAGACCTAATCAAGAACCTGATTTATTTGCAGCAGTTCTTTATTTGAATGATGATTTTGATGGTGGGTACACTTGTTTTGATGAGTATGAGATAAAACCAGAGACAGGTAAATTACTTATCTTCTCTAATTCTGTATATAAACATTCAGTCAGTAAGATTGAGGGTGGTGAGAGATTTGCTCTTAGTATATGGTATAACCAATGAAGAAAGTAATGTATGTTGAGGAGGATTTTTTAAGTCCATCTTTATGTGAACCATTTATTGATCTTCATGAGAAGGAAAATGATTCTTTTTTAGAAACAGTAACCCATTCAAATTCTGGTGAGAGTTTGAGTTATGCTCCTGAGATACCAGAACCAGATGGTGATTATGGTGCAATATATTTGGGTGGAGATGTACGTCCTGTTGATATTAAATTGACAAAGGATGAACTCTTTACAAATGTTATCAGTAATGTAACTAATATTTGCAAGACCTTTGTTAATGATATACAATTAGATTATTGTGGTGTTATAAGGTGGCCTAAGGGTAC